GTTCTTTTACAGTGACAGTGATGGATGGCTTGTGTTCGCACCAGTGTATCGCGTACGTTTTCCACAACTCCAGTTGTTGAATAGCAGTTGTTTCTGTGCGAGTGACAGCTTGTTTTGGTGACTTCATTGGAAAAGAAAATACAGTAACAGATTCAGGTTGAGTTACATCCCGTTCTGCTGGCACACCAGAATCCATAAGAAACTGTGTGAGTGGGTCTTTGGAATCCCCACGAACTGTTCTTATGTAGTGTTCACTATGACGAGCGTGTATACCGCTGGCTGCATCGACAAGCTGTGACACCGTGCCACTAGGCTTTACGCATGTGATAGCGGCAGACTGTGGTATACCCAAAGCTTTAGCATACTTCTCATTTGTCTCTACAGCAGTTTCTTTCATCTCCTCCAACCAGCGTTTACTGTCCACTGTTTTGGACAAGACGGAGTGATCCATGATGCCAGTGAGAGACACACCAAGCAAACGCTCTTCTTCTGTGTTGTGCTTCCATATCTTACGAAGGTATTTGAAGTCAGTCAAAGTAGACTGTACTGTTCCCAGTATGGTTGCCAAACGAACTTTACGCTTGAGAGTCTGCAGAGTGTCGTGTTCCCGAACTACCACCTCTGATAAGTTACAAAACTGGTAGGGTCGTAGTATGATTTCGCTACAAGGGTTTGTTCCCCACATGTGACCTGTTTCACGGCGTCCGTTACGAGCGACTTGTTTGTCTGCAGCTTCACGGTTGAATATACCACGCTCCCCAGACTTACTATCGTAAAGAGACATCCACTCTCGCATGAATGTGCCCATCTCTGGTTTGTTTTTGTAAGCCACAGAATTGTTAGCCATAGAGCGTTGTCCGTTACGATACACCCCACGATCAGGCTCATCCCACCACTCTCCAGACTTAGCGTGTGCCATTTGATCGTCGTTAAGGTTGGATAAACTAATCAACGCACTACGACGAACACCACCAACTACAACTACCTGTCCAACTTTACACATGATGTCGTGGCACTCAATAGGATACAGTCTGCGTCCCTTTGCTCTTTTGAATGTGTCTATGGTAAAATTAAACAAATCCACAAGAGGCTTTGGACCAGACGCACGTCCTCCCATTATTTTCAACCGCGAACCAGCAGGACGTACATTATCTACATTGTACTGTGGAATTTGTCCAGCGTACAGCAAGGCCACCAATTCACGGTACGCTCTTGCCCATCCCGGCTTGCTATCTGCTACATTGATTATAGTGTCTGATTTACTAAAATTATCTGATACTATGGGTAGCTTATCGACGTTCTCCCGCTCTACAGAAAAGCCCACACCTGTGCCGCACATTAAAATATACATACACTCATCGAACGCACGGGGGCTATCCACAGGGATGTAGCTGCAGTTGTAGCCACAGATGTTATCCCGTGCTAGAGCGGGTCCAGCGGTCATCATAGCCCTCATAGACGGCATAATCTCAAGATTAAGAATAGCCTCTCTCAAATCCTCAACGTCAGCTTCAGGAAGAACGTAGTCAAACTTATCCTTTAGATGATCTGCCATGAATCCAACATACCGATCCACAGTTTCATCGTAGTTTTCACGTCGTCCCTCATCTTCAACCCAGCGGGCGTAACGTGACTTATGTATAAATTCTTGGTAAGGTGTGGGCAGTAAGTTATTCATTGTCTGTTCCTTCTTTTTCTTTGACTAATCTGTTGAGGTAAAACTGCGCTTTCTTGAGGTCTTCGACTCCGTTTTTGTAACGGTATCTCCAGAGGTATTTGATGATGTTTCCTTGAAGGTAGTATTCGTACCCATCACCTGTCGCCGCCGCGATTGCGTCAAGGCATTCGATACCTGCTTGATTGTAGTGTGGCGGATTGTTGACGTTATCACGGTCTACTCCATTCATCTTTTGTCTCATGTAATCTTCATGTCTCATTGCTTAGTTCCAAAGTCTATTTTAATTACGTTTGAACCTTCTTCCCGACTAATATCAGGGGTGCCTGTAGCTTCTTCTAGGGAGGCTTTTACGTGATCGTGGGCTAGTCTAGCCATACCTGCTGCAGTGACTCTATCAAAGTCTGATTCAAGAAGTTCCATAATACCATTAAGAACTATGGTGCCAGCCTCAAAGTATTCAGATTCATCTTCATCCGTTGTGTCATACGCCGATATGGAAAATGTTTCATCATCAACCTTGTTAAGAATGACATACCACCTATCGGGTAAGAGGCTTGCTTTTTCTATTTGCTTATCATCGATTGCCATTTTTTAACCACTCCTCTGGTATGCTGCCCTCTGCCCATTTAAAGTTGTAGCGTTCAGCCCACCTAGCATACGTGGTCTTACTGCCCCTGTAAATCTTATTTTGTGCGTTTTGAAAAACAAACCGTATGTCCAAATTGGGATGCTGTTCTTTAATTAGCTGCATTTTAACACGGTCTGATTTGTCCAGATAACCCTTTGCTTCAATGAAGATATCTTGATCTACAAGGTAGAAATCAGGGACGTACGTGCGTGGTTTTGGTATGTATGTCAACTTGACGTTTTCATATTCATACGGCACTGCTTTGTTACCCAATGAACGAGCAATGCCCAACTCAAAGTTTGAACGAAAGCCCGCCTTATTAGCGGAACTTCGTTTCATATTTGCATCCCTATTGAACCCATTCTTTTGATCACGTACCCTGCCACTTTTGGTGAAAATTTTTCTATTGTGGTAAGTTCGCTTGTAAAACGGTTCAGTGGTACGCATACAATAACTCCAGATTGAGACAATCTTCCTATCTTTTGTAGTTCAGATTCAACGGTAGTTATATCACGCTTTTCTGTGCCAGAAGATAGGTCACCCATGCTGGAGTAATTATCCCGCAACGTCAGCGGAAGCCCTCGTTCGTTTTGTCGTAAATACACTATTTTACGTTCACCTCCACCACCTCTGTGGGCTTCTACGTATATATGATGAAGTTCTTTGTTCATCTCCATCAGTTCAACTTCGTAGTCACGCACAAACAAGTAGGGCATGTTACAGTTCCTTTGTTTTGAGGCGTGTGTACCACACTTGAGGTGGGGACTTGGCTCTTGATGTTACCTTTGGATGTAGCTGTGCATCAGGCCAACAGTGCTGTCGATACCCACACAAGTTGCACTCCTTAGATAACACCTTGTTTCCCGTGCGTATGTTTTCACCCATACGCCTGTATGTTTCAAACTCATCAGAATACGGTTTAAATTGTTTTACATTAGGGTCTGTCAAAAACTTGACACGTTCTTCTGCATCCGCCAAATATTTGGCACGATCATCGTCTTGCCAGTCAGGAGCTTCAACTACGGCCACCTCTCCGTTAGACTTGTTGACTACAATCCACCCCCCAAATGGCACACCAGTAGCAGCAGAGTACAAGTACCCCTGCATCACATAACCAAAGGGATCGTCTTCTTTTAATCCGTCGTAGCCACCAAACCCAGTGAATTTGTTTTTGAATGCCCAGTCGCTTGCAGACTTGATGTCCCACACTTTTTTTGTGCCAGTCTCATCTCGTATGATTACGTCAAGCGTTCCCTTGATAGTATGCCCACCTAGTTTAAGTTCCACCTCCCGCTGGGAATCCACGATGTCCACCCCGGCTTCTTTCATCACCAGCATGAGTATGGCTTCTGTTATATCTCCAAACAAAAAACGAAACAGCGTATTGTACTGCATCGACTCTTTGATACCATGCTTGTCTAGCACCTGCTGACACAGGGGCCGCCCCAAACCAGACATACGGATACGGTACTCACCCTTCTTATCGGTAAGCTGCCGTTCTACAGAATACTTTGTGTCGTTTACAAATTGAGAAAGACTTGCGGGGGAAACGCTAGTCTCCCCCCGCAAAGCCTTAGACATGTAGTCTTGAATGTTAAGCAGCGTCAGCATCAGCAAAGTCCGCCGCCAGATCGATGTCTGCATCATCTGACATGAGCTTCAATGCTTCACGATGTCCGTTCATAACATTTTCGTTGTGGCCTTTGACAGTTTCAGCAAAAGTACCCATCAATTCCTTATCCGCATCAGTGATAGACACAGTGCTATCAAAGGTTGGCATTGGAGTCCAGTAGGTCACGCTACCCTTCTTTTGCTTGTTTGTACGCAGAAGGATAGATGTCTGTGCCATCAGCTTGTTCTGCTTCGTCA